CAGAATACATACTATTCGCATATATGGAAATGCACTTGATAATTTTGAAAAGATGATACTAAATGATATTGAATGATACTTTTATCAGTAGTAAAATGATATTGTGAGATGAGGGCGGGAGAGAGTACAATGGGTTACTCAAGTTGCGACCAGTAACTCGGACGCAGGTGCTGCACTCCACCGCCAATAACTTGCCTTTTTTCATTCTTCTTTCTATATGTGTTCATACAAATACACGCTCAGTAACGATGAGCCGCCCGTCAGAGCGTTATCTGACCCACTTGACTATTACATAGCAATATTAGTGTGAACCTTAATGTTGTGAGCTTGATATTGCTTTTGTAGTGACGCACTTGTTGATTGTGCCGAATATAAAATATTATAAATCAACCGCCCACCAGGGCGTTACCTGGTCCAAGTGCGAGTTTGCATTTTATACCTCCTGAGTTTACATAAGAGCCGTCCAATAGGGCGGCTTTTGTGTTGTTATTTTATTTTAAGAGTGGTGGTGACCGTGAATGAAAAAAATTTAGTGCCGTTTACAAGCAAACAAAGCCGTGAGGAAGCCGTGAAAAACGGTTCAAAAGGCGGTAAAAAATCAGGCGAAAACCGTCGTCGAAAAAAGACAATGAAGCAAGTTATGGATATGCTTTTGGAAATGCCTGCGAACACTCCGGATGATTGGGAGTTGCTTGCTAATTTAGGTCTTAATCTTGATGATATTGACGAAGATACAGTAAATAACATACTTGTTGTAAACGCAGCTTTATTAAAAAACGCAAAGCAAGGCGATGTCGCAAGCATTAAGGAATTAAGAAGTATAATTCGTGACGATGATTTGTTGAAGCATAAGATTAAAACCGAAACAGCTCGCTTAGAGCTTGAGAGAAAGAAATCCGAACCAGAGATAGCGCCCGAAAAAGAATATTCAGGTATTCCGGCAAGGCTGATTGCACCGACTTTTTCACCAGTGCTTTTTGACATAGAAGAGCATAAATATTCCGAATATGTCTTTCCTGGCGGTCGTGGTTCAACAAAATCTTCTTTCTGTGGTCTGAATGTTGTTGACCTCATTATGAAGAACGAGGATATGCACGCTTGCGTTTTAAGGCAGGTTGCAGATACATTAAGAAGTTCCGTATATCAGCAAATATTATGGGCTATATCCGCTCTCGGACTTGATAGCGAATTTAATTGTACAGTGTCACCGCTTGAGATTACACGAATTAAAACAGGTCAAAAGATATACTTCCGAGGTGCTGATGACCCTAATAAAATTAAGTCGATAAAAACCGCATTTGGCTATATCGGCATAGTGTGGTTTGAGGAGCTTGACCAGTTTGCTGGCGAAGAAGCCGTCCGTAAAATTGAGCAATCGGTTATCCGTGGTGGTGACACAGCTTATAAATTCAAGTCTTTCAATCCTCCGAAATCAGCTCAAAACTGGGCGAATAAGTATATTAAGATTCCTCGTGAGGATAGGCTTGTCGTTGAAAGCACTTATCTTACGGTACCGCCTAAATGGCTTGGAAAGCCGTTTTTAGACGATGCAGAGTTTCTGAAAGAAACTAATCCTATTGCATACGAAAACGAGTATATGGGCGTTGCTAACGGTACTGGTGGCAATATTTTCGATAATGTAGAGATAAGAACTGTCACCGATGAAGAAATCGAACATTTCGACTATATCTTCAATGGCGTTGACTGGGGCTGGTACCCTGATTTATACGCTTTCGTGCGTGTGCAGTATGCTCCTGCACAGCATACGCTGTTTATATGGCAGGAATACACTTGTAATAAAACAAAGAATATCGATACAGCAAAGAAACTTATTGAATTAGGCATAACCGCTAATGATTTGATTACTTGTGATAGCTCTGAAAATAAATCGGTAGAAGATTATAGAGCATATGGTTTGCTTGCAAGAGGCGCTGAAAAGGGGCCTAACAGTAGAGATTATTCATATAAGTGGCTGCAATCCTTAAAAAAGATTGTTATTGACAATGAGAGGTGTCCTGTCGCTGCACAAGAGTTTCTTGACGCTGAATACGATAGGGATAAAGAAGGCAATGTAATAAGCGGTTATCCTGACGGCAACGACCATATGATTGACGCGGTAAGATATGCAACAGAGAGAATTTGGAGAAGGCGAGGTCAGTAAGCTATGAGCATTATTTCAAGAATAAGGGAGTGGATAAGGGGAATGTTATCAAAATCAGATGTAAGTAGTGTCTATGGCATCGAGCTTGCAATAACAGACGATATGCTTAATGCAATCGAGGATTGGGAGAGAATGTATGCTGGCAAAGCGTTTTGGATAAATCACGAAAAAGGAATTTATTCATTGAGACTTGAACAAGCGATTGTAAGAGAGCTTTCAAACATTTCTACAAACGAAATGACCATTAAAATATCAAATAAAAAGCTTGATGATATTTTTAGAAGCTCTGTAAAAAATCTAAATCTTAATCTTCAAAGAGGGCTTGCGTCCGGTGCAATGATAATAAAACCGCTCGGCGAAGATAAAGTTCAGTTTGTTCCTCAATCGCAGTTTATTCCTGTTGAATACGATGCGAATGGTAGGCTAATCAAGGTTATTTTTCCGGAAGTTAAATATCTTGGAAATAACGATTATCGTATACGCTTAGAATATCACTCATTAGATTACGGGCAGGGTTTAACGATTACGAATAGAGCGTTCCGCTCTTTTGATGGTATATCACTGGGCAAGGAAATTCCTTTATCTGATGTAGCAGAATGGGCAATTCTTCCACCTGAAATAAGCTATCCGCTTATGCTTAGACCGGCTTTTGGTTATTATGTTAATCCTATTGCAAATACTATTGACGGCTCATATTCGGGCGTATCAATGTTTGATTGTGTAAAAAATTTTATACGATTGACAGACACTCAATTCGGCAGGCTTGACTGGGAATTTGAAAGTGGAGAAAGAGCTGTTGATGTTGATACAACGGCTTTGAAACCAACTGAAAATCTTCTTACAGGAAAGAAAAGTTTTGAGTTACCTAACTTAAAAGAACGGCTTTATAGAGGATTAAATGTATCCGGCGGAAGTAAAGGTGATTTCTACCACGAGTTTTCTCCACAGCTCAGACAAGCTGATTTTATTTCAGGGCTTGAAGAATACAAGCGAGAAATTGAGTTTGCTGTGGGGCTTTCCTATGGTGATATATCAAACCCTCAAACGGTAGATAAGACAGCTACTGAGATAAAGTCATCAAAACAAAGAAAATTCGATACTGTCACAGCGATACAAAATAATCTTAAGCTATGCCTTGAAGATTTATGCTACGCTCTTGCATTTTATAACAAGCTTACGCAAAGCGGATATGAAATCTCAATAAACTTTGAAGACAGCATACTTGCCGATGATGAAGTTAAGAGAGCAAGCGACAGACAAGATGTAGCTATGGGGGTAATGCCTTTATGGGAATACCGTATGAAATGGTACGGAGAAGACGAGAAAACCGCTAAGGCTATGACTTCTAATAGTACAGCAGAGGTTATTGACTGATGTATACACCAGAAGAAATTGAAGCTTTTTCAATGATATTCGATAATGCAATGAGAAGCCTTGAGATTGAAGTAATGGAAGATGTAATTCGTCGCATAAGAATAAACAGTGAAATTACCCGTTCTGCAGATTGGCAGTTGTATAGGCTTTATGAACTCGGAAAGAGCAAAAAATCATTAAGAAAAGCTATCAAAAAAGCATTTAATCTTGATGAGAGTAGTATAAATCAACTATATCAAAACATTATCGGCAAAGGCTATGCAAGAGACGAAACGCTCTATAAAGCAAAAGGAAAGCAATTTATCCCATTTGAAAAGAATGAAGCTTTACAGCAATACATATCAGCGATAGTGAAACAAACGCTTGAATCTATGCAGAACATCTCTCAATCGCTCGGCTTTGCTGTAAAATCAGGCGATAAGAGGGTATTTAAACCTATTGCAAAATATTATCAAACTACGCTCGACAATGCTATTAACGGCATTGCTACGGGCGTTTTTGACTATAATACGGTTCTTAAACAGACAGTGTCAGAAATGACTAATAGTGGTCTAAGAACCGTTGATTATGAAACAGGCTGGAGTAATCGTGCAGATGTTGCAGCACGCAGGGCAGTTATGACAGGTCTTACACAAGTTACCGCAAAGATTAACGAACACAATGCTGAAAAGCTTGGAACAGATATGTTTGAAGTTTCGTGGCATAGCGGTGCCAGACCTTCACACCAGGTTTGGCAAGGTCGTTGGTATAAGAGTAGCGAGCTTGAAAGCGTATGCGGTTTAGGTTCTGTTACGGGCTTGTGTGGTGCTAACTGCTATCATAGCTATTATCCTGTTATTCCTGGCATTTCTGCTCCGACATATACCGAGGAAGAGCTTGACGAAATGAATCGTCAAGAGAATATTCCGATTGATTACAATGGCAAGCAATATACAAAATATGAAGCTCTGCAAAGACAGCGACAACTTGAAACGAGAATGAGAGCCGAACGACAAAAAATCAAGCTATTGCAGGACGGTGAAGCTGATGAAACAGACATAATGCTTGCAAGAGCAAAGTATAGAGGTACTTCTCAAGAATATACAAGCTTTTCTAAAGCTATGGATTTGCCACAGCAGAGGCAGAGAGTGACTGTTGACGGTTTAGGAAATATTGGGGTTGGAAAAACAAAGATAGACTTGACTCAAAAAGATTACGGCGATATAATAAATATGAAAGGCAAGATGTCTAATGTAGATGTGCGGAAGTGGTATAAATATCATAATGAAAATATTCCGCAACTTATCGACAGTAGCAAGTCTATTGAAGAACAGGCAAGGCAGGCTTGCAAATTGCGTAATCAGTATCGTTTTCAGGCAAGAGAGTTAATGAGAGACCAAGATGCTCGTAAAATTCTTGACCAAACCGACCCGATAATTTCTTTTGAAGAGTTGTTATCAGATAAAATGAAACGAAAGCATTTAAGCAGAGACGAGGCTGTAAAGGATATTTTGAATACTGCTGTAAAAACACGCAGATCAGTAAATAAAGAACTTGGATTGGGGGATTGACAATGAAAGAATACGAATACAATATTTGCACAGTTGCAGATGAAGAGATTTTTAAAAAGCAATGTGCCACATTGGAAAAACATATCCCTGGCATTGAAAAATCTGATTTGCTAACAGATGTTGACAACTCGAAAACGCAGATATATACACTACACGGTAAGAAAATTACTGTACACAACAGTTATTATATCGGTGCTGTGTACGTTAATTCAGAAATTGAGCTGACACAATACTTTGAATAATAAAACCGCTCCTTGAGGGCGGTTTTGCTTAATGGAGAATTATTATGGATATAATTGAATTTCATAGTAAAATGAAACAGCATTGTGAAAGTCTGAATGGGAACTGCTCACAATGCTGTTTTTTAGAATACTGCTATTCTCAAAAAAGAGACATTTATAATGATTTTTTGAGCGATGTTATATTTAGCCTTTCAAAGAATGAGGATAGCAATAAGGACATTTCCGCTCAGGTGATTCATAACCATCACAATGTTTTTCGTCCTTAAGTGAACATTGTGCATAAATCAATTCATCATTTTAATTCACCTCCTATAATATATTTCGGATGCCACCCGATAAGTAGATTATAGTGTGAAATATCAATATGTTCAATAACCGTTTTTAAAGTTAAAATGCTTTAAGGGCGGTTTTTCTATGCTATAATTTAAGAAAGGATTTAAAAATGAAAATTAAACATAAAAAGATACTGGTATGTGGGCTATCATTAGCTGTGCTTGTCGGTATGATTTGTGGTTGTACAGAGGCAGACAGGGCGAAAAGAAATGTTCAACAAGAAGCAGATAATTTTAATGTTGAGCGTAGACTTAGTGTTATTAATATGCGTTCTGATAAACCAATATTAGAATTGACAGGCTATTTCTCATTATCTAACAATAGTAATCATGAACTTGAGGTTACTATTGAAGTTGAAAATGGAAAATACAAGGTTGATTATATATACTTGAATGATTGGACAATGTATACTGTTGAAGATATTTCAGGTGCACATGTTGATAAATATCATTATGAAATAAATTTCTTACCTGAACAAATTATTCCGTATACATTTAAATCAAAAGATTAAGTAGAAAGTAGGTGAAACAATGGATTTCCAAGAATTTATCGAAGAACGCTTCATAAAAAGAAATTAAGCACTCTGAAAAGGGTGCTTTTTTAATGCCCCAAATTGACCGCTCCGAAGTCGTAAAACTACGGATAGAATGAGAAGCAACCTCGTAAAAAGCGTATCGAAAGGAGCATTTATATGCAAAGAAAGTTTTTAGAGGATTTAGGTCTTGAAAAAGAAATTGTCGATAAAATAATGAGCGAGAACGGCTCGGATATTGAAAAGACAAAGGCAAGACTTGAAGCCGAAAGAGACAACTACAAGGAACAGCTTGAAACGGCTCAGAACGCCCTCAAGGAATTTGATGGTATTGATATTAAGGAACTGCAAGGTAAAATCGAAACCTTGAATAACGACCTTAAAAACAAGGAAACCGAATATCAATCAAAAATCGCTGATATGGAATTTAGTGCAGTGCTTGATAGTGCAATAAGCTCCAGTAAGGCACGAAATGCTAAAGCAGTAAAAGCATTGCTTGATATTGAAGCTCTTAAAAATTCCAAGAATCAAAGCGATGATATAAAAACAGCAATCGAAGCTATCAAAGCAGATAATGATTACTTGTTTGAATCAAATGAGCCTATCAGTAAACCTGTTGCTCCTACTGGAACAGGTAATCCTTCAAGTATTTCAACAGAAGCTTTTGCAAAAATGGGGTATATGCAAAGGCTTGCACTCAAAAAGTCGGACCCTGAAAAATATAATCAACTGAAAGGATGATAATTTATGTCAGAAACAACAAAGCTCAGCGACCTTATAGACCCAGAGGTTATGGCGGATATGATTTCCGCAAAGGTAGACAAAAAGATGGTAGTAACACCTATTGCAAAGATTGATAACACACTTGTAGGTACACCAGGCTCAACTATTACAGTGCCGTCATACAACTACATCGGTGATGCCGAAGATGTTGCAGAAGGCGTTGAGGCAGGCACAACAAAGCTTACAGCCTCCACTCGTCAGGTGACTGTTAAGAAAGCTATGAAAGCAGTTGAACTTACAGATGAAGCCATTCTTAGTGGCTATGGAAATCCTGTTGGTGAAACAAATAATCAGCTTGCTAAAGCTATTGCTTCAAAGGTTGATAATGATTCAATAGAAGAATTGCTTACAGCTCCGCTTATTTTTGATGGCTCATCAAAGGTTATTTCATATGCTCAGATAGTAGATGCCATTGACCTATTCAATGAAGAAGTCAACACAGAAAAGGTAATGTTTGTAAACCCTGCTCAAGTTACTGTACTTAGAAAAGATAATGACTTTATCTCTGCTGATAAGTATACAGGCAATGTTATTATGACAGGAGAAATCGGAAAGATTGCCAATACAAGAATCGTTCCGTCAAAGAAAGTTCCTTTATATTCAGAATGGTATAAGTTCGATAGTTCAGGAACAGCAACGACAAATTCAAATATTGCCGAAGTTCAGGAAACACTTCCTAATGCTAAGGTAGGCGATAAGGTCACAAAGGTTACTACACCTTGCTATTTTAATCCGATTGTTAAGTTGAACCAGGATAACGAAACAGAGGACGAAACTGCAGCACTTACAGTTTATTTGAAGCGTAATGTAAATATTGAAACGGAGCGTAAAACTCTTGCAAGAAAGACAATTATTTCTGCAGATGAACACTATATTGCTGCACTTAGCGATGAATCAAAGGTTGTCATTGCAAAGTTTAAAAAGTGATGGAAGTAGGTGGTATCAATGACAATTTATGCAGACGAAGATTTCTATAAAAACAATTATCTTTGTTGTAAAAAGGCGGTTATTGATACCGCTTTTTCTTTTTATGCAAGATCGGCAACGCAGAAAATCAAGCTTTATACTTGTGATAACATTGACGAAAACAACATACCCGAATGTGTAAAAATGTGTTGTTGTGAGCTTGCAGAAAAGCTTTATAGCTATGAGCAATTAGATAACGACGGCGTATCGTCTGAAAGCGTTGGCGGTTGGTCAAAGTCATACGAAAGCACTTCCAACAAACAAAGAGACCTGAAATCAGATATACGAGAAATAGTATATAAATGGCTGTCAGATACAGGCTTATTATATAGGGGGCTTAGGTGATGTTGAAAAACGCAGATTGTACGCTATATCTTTACAATAAAGCTACGCAAGGTTTTACAAGACATATCATAAACGGCGTCTATTGGCGTGAAAATAAAGCAGGAAATGTCCTTAGAAGTGGTTTACAGACAGCGGATAGCACAACAATATATTTATACTCCGATGATGTTAAACCGCTCACAGTGGCTAAGGATATGCTTGTAAGAGGTATATGTGACTTTGATTTTGATAACACAAGTCAACAGACGATTTCGGAAAGTATGAGGAATTTTAAAAATACATACAATGCTATTACTGTTATGAGCATAGATGATTATATGTTCGGAAGCCTTCCGCACATCGAAATATCAGCAAAGTAGGTGGGGTTATGCAGCTGAATGGAAAGTTAATTCTGAACTCAGATATACAGAAAACTTATACAAGCAAGTTTGCAAAGGCACAGCAATTTGTTGACAGCGAGTGCATAAGACTTATGGTCCCTTATACGCCAATGCTAAGCGGACAGATGATACAGTCAGCTACTCGTGGAACTGTTATCGGCAGTGGTGAGATAAAATATAACTCACCATACGCTCGATACCAGTATTACGGCAAGCTGATGGTCTCAAGTATTACAGGTTCATCTTACGCTCGTAAGGGCGAAAGCAAAGTTCTTACCGGTAAGGATTTGCATTATAACAAAAGCAAGCACCCTCGAGCCGGTAAGCTGTGGTTTGAACGAATGAAGACGGACCGAAAGGAACAGATATTGAGGGGAGCGCAGAATCTTTTATGAATATAATTGAACTTGTAAAAAGCATTGTGCAGGAGTTTCCGAAGATTGCAGAAGTATGTAATGAAATTCACGTTGATTTTACAGAAGACACGCCTACAAACTACGGCTTGTCTTCAAGCGGAGATACGCTTATTAAGCGTTATGTGAACGGAGACGAGGTTCGTCAGCATACATTTTCGCTTTATGCGGTGTATCAGTCTATAAACGATTATGACCGTATCACAAACAGCGGCGTCCTGCTTGAACTGCAAATGTGGCTTGAAAACTACGCTAAGGGTCAACAGTTCGAGTTTGAAGCTGGAGACAAAACTTTTAATTGTGAACTTCGCAATTTAGCTTGTGCAAACGGTATGCTTTACGCAATACCTAATGAAAATATGAACGATGCGGTGCAGTATCAACTGCAAATATCCGCAAAATATAATTTATATAAAGGAGATTTAAACAATGAGTATTAAACAAAGAAGAACTATTGCAAACTATATTGATGTAGCAGAGGCAGGTGCAGAAACACCAAGCTTTGCTTTTATGGGTGCAGGCTTTAAGAGCCTTGAGGAAAATCCTGCCGCACAGACAAAATCACGAAGATATGTTTGTGATAAGTCAGCAACAAAGACCATAAACGGATATGACTGGTCAACACCGTTTGAGCTTGACCAGATTCGTGAGCAAGAGGCTGTTGAGTTTATTTGTAAGGTTGGCGAAAAACAGCTTATAGGTGCAGAAGCAGAACGAGATTATGTTATGGTAGATATGGGCAGCCCTGTTGCAAGCACCGAAAATACATATAATGCAAGAAAAATCAAGGTTGCAGTTGAGCTTGCAAGCTTTTCTAATGATGATGGCGACCTCGGTGCAAGTGGTAATTTGCTTGGCGCAGGCGAAATTATCGAGGGCACATTTAATACAAGCACAAGAACATTTACAGCAAAGGAGTGATAAATAATGCTTATTATGGGACACGAGGTTCAGGACCTCGATTTTCTTGACGCAGATGTTCTCGAAAAGGTCGAAAAAGCAAGTAAAAAAGTTTTTGATGAATGCAAAAACGCAACAAAGAAAGCAAAGGCTGAATCGGAAGCTGTTAGAAATCAGTGTAAAGCTATCGCAGGATTTATAGATGAACTTTTTGGAGAAGGAGCAGCGGAAAAATTGATTAAAAACGGTTCGAGCCTTTTCGATTGCATAAATGTTTTTGGTGAAGTTATCAAAGCAATAGAGCAAATTAAGGCAGAGCAAAACGAAAAATTCGAAACTTTGTTCAATAAGTATTCTATCACAAGAGTTAAAAGAGAATGAGCCTGCTTATAGATAATGCTCCAAAGAGCGTTAATATTGACGGTGCGGAGGTTGAGATAAATTCAGACTTCCGCACAGCAATATTATTTGAACAGATGATGTTTGACGAGGATTTTCCTGAACATCTTAAAATAGCTAATGCTTTACAATTATTTTATCCTGTATTACCTAATAATCTCAATGAAGCAGTTGACAAGCTTATTTGGTTTTATTCTTGTGGAAAGGATAGGAAAGAAAGCAGTTCTAAGCAATCAGAAAATAGTCGCTGTTATGATTTTGAATACGACGACGGCTATATCTATGCAGCGTTTATGCAACAATATGGCATAGATTTAGAAAGCATAGAATATTTGCACTGGTGGAAGTTTAATGCTCTATTTAAATCGCTTACAAATGATTGTGAGATTGTGAAAATTATGGGTTACCGCACTATGAAAATCAGCAGTAAGATGTCTGCAAGCGAGCGTCAATTTTACAGTAAGATGAAAAGACTACACGCCTTGCCTAAAAGTCAAAGCGAAAACGAGAAAATTAGCGAAATTGAAAAAATGTTGATGAAGAAATAAAAATATTCTTTACTTTTGCAGTTATTTGGTGTATAATATCTACAAAATAACTAATAAGGGGTGTATTTTTGTGATAAAGAGAACGATTTCAACTATTTTAGTGGCTTTGTTGGCATTGTCGTCTTGCGCCGGGTGCGGCTCTGGGACAAGTATATCAAGCAGTTCAGATGTTTCAAGCAATACAAGCTTGAGTGAAAGTTCGGTTGTATCTGAGGTTAGCGTAGAAAGTTCTAAAACTGAATCTTCAAAGCAGGAGAGCAGTGAGGAAAGTTCTAAGGTTGAAAACAGTAAAGAAGTTTCAATACTTGAAGTATCAGATAGTATTCTTTCCAATAAGGCTAATAGCATAGTCAGGTTTATAGAAACAGGCGATGGCTATGATGGAAAAAAAGAATTAAAATATGTACTTACTGATGTCAATACTTCTAATGAAGAAACAGTGCTTACATATAAAAGTGACAATAACATTTTAACAATTTCTTTTGATACTGCTACAAGGGAATTATTATTAACAAGAATGGATGTTAATGATGACAAAGATACTGTAGCTATAATGATGACGCGTGTACTTTGTATTAATGAATTTGGATTTTCAAGTAATGATATTCAGAAAATTACAAAATCAATGAATAATTCTATTGAAGTTAATGGGTATACGGTGAAAACTTCCTTTTCAAAATCTGGTAGTAATATTAACGGATTTTTAAAAATCACTAAAAGCAATGAACCCTCAAAATCGGAAACATCTAAAGAAGAAAGTTCTAAAACAGAATCTTCAAAAGAAGAAAGTTCTAAGACAGTTACATTAAGTTCATATCAATCAATATTAGATGAATATTCGGAAAAAATTAAATCTGCAACTCCGAAACTTGTTTCCGAGTATAATAAGGAAGCAGCTAATTATATTGGTGATATTGATAAACTTGCAGAAATTTCAGTTGAAAAGACAAGTAAACTTGCTGATATTGTAACAGAAGGAACTGAAAAAATGGCTCAAGTAATGCTTGATACAAACGATAGTTATAGTAACTATGAAAAATGGGCTAAAAAATTACAAGATGTTTATATGGATGAAGCAGGAAAAATCAGTGATGCTTATATGAAAACTGCAATGCAATAATCATATTAGTTTGTGTCTTACATAGCTAAAGTTATTGAAGAAAAATAAAAATATTCAGCTTTTAAAAGCACTCTCGCTTGAGGGTGCTTTTTTCTT